ATTTTTTAATTACTCCTACTAATAACAATATTTATCTGTCCAGTAAAAAATAATTAAAACAGTGTTTTCCTACCAATCTATTTCGTAAGTATTACATTCTTGTACATCATTTTCATTACAAAAGTTTTGTACCTTGTCCAGAATATTTTTAAAGTCTCCCTCAACCACAGTGGGCGTTCCTTTAAGTAACATGGGTCCTAACCATTTTTCATCATGTGCAATCTGAGCTAAAGGTTTTCTAAATCTGTTATTGAACTCATCATACATTCCTGTATCACTGGCCAGTTGCATACGCAGATGTTCAAATCCTGTGCGTTTAATAAACGGAGGACTCAAGTTTAAATTAAAAGAGTTGTAGTATGCCTTTTTATAAGCAGCAGTGCTTTTCTTTAGTGATTTACTATCCAGGTTGAACACCTGTTTTGTGTCCTTGATTACCTGTAAATTATGATTCAGCGAAGCATATAACAATGTGGGTGTCAGCATAAATGGATTTTTTATAACTTCACGATCCATTGCTTTGCCTAACAATGCATAAGGTGCTGTATTTCTGATGTGTATTGTGGAATCGTTTGTGATTTTTCCGTGTAGATTTTTCTCAGGCACATGAGGACAGATAGCAACATCATTGTACATGCCTATCCACATGAAGTCTCCACCCAGCATAATACAACCCTTGGGATCAAGTTTTTGGATGGCATGCAAGTGTACAGCCACCTGGGGACTTTGTGTTTTGAAATCTCTGGCAAAATCGATTAAATCTTCTTCTAGAAAATTTTTAATTTCATGCTCTACTATTTCGTAGTCTAGGTCGATACTCTTGCAAAATTTGATAGCATTGTAAATATCCAGTCCATTGATAGTGGTGCCTTCCCAGATAAAGTCAAATATCACTGCTGATACATTATCATGATACTTTTTGGCAACTGCGGCACTGAATTGACTATCCAGCCCACCACTCACCATCACTGTTATTTTATCATGAGCTTCCAGTTCTTCACCAATCATTTCAGGAATATCAGTGCGTTCAGTATAATCGCTATACATAGTGGTTAATCCAGTTGTATAATCAACACTAACTGTGGTAGGATTTCCGTATTCTATTATCATTTAATAACCTTAAACTTGTGGATTTCGATAAATACTTATATGAAATACTCACGTAAACTAATTTTTTAGGATTCTAACAAATGGCGACATATATAATTAAACTCGATAATGATGCTTTTGTTGATCTAACTGCGGCAGAATCAGCAGTTACGGGATCAGGTGCTACTATACTTAGCACTATCCGTATGCCATATTCTTTCAAAATAGATGCAACAGCAGAGCAACTAGCTGCAATACCGAATGTGCAGCATTCAGCTTTAGGTTCAGCAACTATAGCAACAGCGGCGCAGAGTTACAACATCAACCACTTAGCTAGACTTGTCGACCCAAGTGGAACAACATCTACATACAGTCCAAGATTTAGCACATCTGCTGAAATCATATATCTGTTAGATACTGGAATAGATTCAGATCATCCAGAATTTACAGATGCTAACATTGATGATTTGTATACAAATTTTGGAACAGATTACGAAGATACTGTAGGACACGGAACCATGGTGGCCAGCTTGATAGTTGGACAAAATATTGGTGCTGCTCCTAATGCAAACTTGAGAAATGTTAAACTGTTTAATGCCGCTTCAGGTGATGTTAGTATAGAAAGCATCATTGATGCATTTGATGCAGTGCTAACAAACCATATCACAACTGATAAAAATAAAACTAAAATTGTGTGCTTGCCATGGAACATGGCGCAGAATGCAATGATAGATTCATTTGTTGCTGGCATGGACGAGCAGAATTTGGTAGTGATCACAGCAGCAGGTAATGACGGTGTTGAAGTTAACACAAAATCTCCAGCTGGTATTGACCAAGTAATCACAGTGGGTGCACACAATTCAAACTTTGAAGTTGCTGCATTTACTAACTTCCCATTTGGTGCTGACGGTGCAACTTTTTACAACAACTGGGGTGCACAAGTTGATATTTTTGCACCAGGTGTAGGAGTTTCTGTAGCAACAAATGACGGACTATACAGTACTGCAGACGGTACAAGTTTATCAGCAGGTATAGTTGCTGGGGCGGCCGCTCATATATGTGCTGCTTTCCCAGATAACAGAGCTGACAGCATTAAGAATATCTTAGTTGCAGAAGGTTCTTCTTTAGGTGCTACACTGTTAAGTTTTGCTAGTGTTGCAAATGTTGATTACAGCCAGGTTAACAGATCTATTACAACAGTTGAAAGCTCAACATCTAACTCATTTGCTGTTTTACCATCAGGTGATTTGATTACAATGCAACGTGGTAATATAGAAAATGCCACAATCGGTATTAAAGCAGAAGCAACAAATGTAGAAGTATTGGAGTTTGCTCCACTACCTCCATTTGCTAATTTAAACTTAACCACAGGTGTTGTTAACATTAACACAAGTTCTTTAGATGCAAACGCAGCTCCAGGAGTTTACATGTTTGCAGTTAAGGGAGAAATGGCTGGTGAAGTTAGTGTTGAAGAATATTCAATTAAATTATACAACACTGCAGCAACTGAATTAGACGATGAAGCAAACGTATCATCATATTATTATGATACTACTGCAGGTGATTATGATGAAATTGTTACTTATCAGGTAAGTACATCAAAATTTTAAAATTGTTTAAAAGCATTAAAGGGCGTTTCGACGCCTTTTTTTGTGGCTGAATTTTGTGTGCTGGTGTAAATACTTATATGATAATTGACCCCACAACACACAATCAAGTTTACGACCCCACATCTCCTCAAGGAGAATGGTATGCACACAGATGGGGGAGAAGAGACTACCCTGAAGTAGAGTTAAACAATGAAGATTTGACTACATTGTATTGCAGACCCACAGAGCCATTACACTTAAAATGCATGTACGGTGATCCTGCCGATTGGACAGACATAGATAAATTTTTAAGGGCTAAGAATTCGTTCACAGTGATTGTGGATTCATACGGCATGTTTAAAGATTCAACCATCAGAATTCTGAAAAGACAAGAAAGACAAGTTAACATTTACATAGACGGTTGGTCAAACACCATGGGCAAAGTGTTTTTGGGTCAGGACTATGACACAGTAAAGTCCACCATTTTAGAATTAAAAGATGTAATATCTAACAAAAAACCTGCATTAATTGTACATTACAATTTATATCAGCACAATATTCAGGATGCCAAAGACTTTTGTGAATTTGCAGAAGAAAACGGTGTAACTATCAGAGTATTTCCAGGTAAACATTCCAACGGTTATTATCACAGTGTTATCGATTCAGATTCTAATTGGTTGTATGACGTTTTTCCAGTTGACTTTGAAGATTTACAAGATCATGAAAGGTTAATTGAAATATCAGAAAATCAAGCCACGTTTTATCCGTTCCCAGAACCTGACCCAGTGTTGGCAAATTATCCAAAAACATTGGCGGCATATAATACATTAAGAACTTTCATGAAGGATCCTGATGGTGAAAGCATTCTAGATGATGCATTGATCACGAACCTGTTTCCGGACAAACGTTTTAAAATAGAATTAACAAAACGATTATTGGGCGAAGACAATCGTTATCTGTGTCCCACAGGACATATTTTACCCAACATGCAACTGGGTGTATCTTTTATGAACATGTTGTGTTCGGATTGGAGTTTCAAGAAGTCAGACGTGGTAGTCAGTAATGCATTACTGGGTTACGGTACTAATGATTTTGATGATTATAAAATGGAACTACTGCACTATGCACAGGAAATTAAAAAAATAGATTTGGATAAAATTAAAATCCAACTTGTACGTTAAATGACCCTGTTACAGGCACGTGGGCACATGTAGCAATGCTTAAACCCTGTGTGGTGATCCCTTTACCCATTGCTCTTACTGTGGTGGAACCTTTAACTACTTTTGCTTTTGTATGAGGTGGACTGCCGTGAGGTGCAATTAAGTCTGTTTCAGTACTAACAGGTTTAGCATTTACTAGCACAGTAGGAGCACCTGGTCCTAAAATTACTCCAGTTAAATACTTGTCCTGTAATACTCTGCATGCACCAGGCATTGTTTACTCCGGAGGATTGTTGTGACCCATCATGCTGGTGTCTTTCTTTTGCATTTCTTCGATCCAGGAAGTTGTTCTGCCTGCTTTCTTTTCTTCCCAATCCTGAATAGCACGTTTGATGGAATCTTCTGCTAACACTGAACAGTGTATTTTGATAGGCGGAAGTTCTAATGCTTCTGCAATTTCCTTGTCTTTGATCTCTTTTGCTTCTTCGATGGTTTTGCCTTTGAGCATTTCCACAAACATACTGCTGGATGCAATAGCACTGCCACAGCCATATGTTTTAAACTTAACGTCGAGGATAGTGTCTGTTTCTGGATCCAGTTTGAGGTCCAGTTTCATCACATCACCACATGCTGGTGCACCGGTCATGCCAGTTGCAACTGTGGGATCTTTAGGATCAAATCTGCCAACGCCGTGAGCCGCTGGGTTATTGGTAACTTCGTTAAATCGCTTTACAACTTTTTCTGAATATGCCATATTTTTTATTCTACTAGTTCAGCTTCTACTGGACTGTTTTCTTTATTTTCATTTGCTACCATTGTCTGGTATTCTCTGGATATTGTACCAGATGTTTCTAACATAGTTACAATAGAATCACCATTAAATGGTACCGATTCTACATCACATGTTAGCAAGTAAGGTATCAAGGATACCTCATTGTTATTTATCACAACAAGACGTGGTTGATTTAGCACGTAAACGTTAGATTCTTCATCTAATCCAAGTAATGTACCAATGATTTCTTCGCCCGAAACACCTCTGAGTGTAACAACTTTGCTTACAAGTTCGGTATCAAACATTAAGCATCACCTGCACATTCTGTTAAACGCTGTTGTATTCCTTGTGGACCTAGCTCTTTTAAGCCCTGGTAACCGCCCTGTACAAACAATTCTTCTTTGTAATAAATTTGTGGTACTGAACGCAGTCCAGCATTTACAATCTTCTCTCTGGCTTCTGTGTCATGCTCTATGTTCACCATTTCGAATTCAACATTCTGGCTTTCTAATAGTCCTTTTGCCATGATACAATAAGGGCAATCATTTTTTGTGTATACTGTTAACATTATAAACTTAATCCTTTAAATGTGTCCTCAGTTACGTCTTGCTTTGTGCCGCCAATAACATAAGAACTGATTTCTGTTTCCTGTGGTGCAACCTGCACTTCCCCGCCACTGATCCATTTCTGGGTCCAGGGAAGAGGATTACTAGCACTTACACTATATGGCGCAGTTAAACCTACTGCTCGCATACGTTTTGCAGCAATCCATTCCACATAATCTCTTAGCAATTGACTGTTTAAACCGATCATTGATCCGTCTCTGAACAGATAATCTGACCAATCTTTTTCTTGTTGTACTGCTTCCATAAACAACTCTACACAAAGATCTTCTGTCTCTTTCTGGATTTTAGCATAATCGCTGTCGTCCTGTGGTAACAATTTCAAAATCTGTTGTGTGCTAGCCAAGTGTACATTTTCGTCTCTTGCTATTAATTTAATTATCTTTGCATTTCCTTCCATCTTCTTTAATTCGGCAAATGCCCAACTACACGCAAAGGAAACATAGAAACGAACGCCTTCCAATATGTTTACACTCATTAATGCTAACCATAATGCTTTTTTATGTTCATAAGATCCATATTTTTTGTTGTTTGGATTATTATATTCTATGAGATTATCATAGTATTTTGTAATACTATTACTGCATGCTACAATTTCTTTAGCATTTAGCATATCGTCAAAAACCTTGCTGGGATCAGAGTATATGTTTCTGATGATATGCGTATAACTTCTACTATGAATAGTTTCTGAAAATGCCCATGTTTCTATCCAGGTTTCTAATTCTGGAATACTCACTATGGGCAGAAATGCTAGATTAGGAGAACGACCTTGAACACTGTCCAACAGTATTTGTCTTTTCAAATTACTGGTAAAAATGTGTTGTTCGTGCTCAGTGAGCTCTTTAAAGTCTTTACTGTCTCGACTAATATCCACCTCTTCAGGGCGCCAGAAAAAACCCAGTTGTTTGTCTGTTAGTTTATCGAATTGTCTGTACTTTAGTGTATCATAACGCTGAACTGTCACTCCACCAGACTTATCTAAAAACATAGTAGACTCTGTGTGATCCTTTCTGTTATTTGAGTCAAAAACTGACATTTATATCTCCATTTAAATTTTGCAACTTTCACAATCATCATCGTCAACAATAACTGTGGTTAGTTCTACTACTTTTTCATCTTTGTTGATATCGATTTCGCCCTGACCATCATATGTGTTATTATAATACAACTGCTTGCCGCCATATTTATAAAACATGATCAGATGTTGAAGTAACACACTCATGGGTACTTTTTCATCTTCGTAATGTTCAGGATTGTAACTTGTATTTACCGATATTCCTTGATCTATGAATTTCTGTAATACAGCCATAATTTTTAAATATCCTTCCGGACTCTTTTGATCCCATAACAAATCATATTTGTTTTTGAGTCTGGGATATTGTGGTACCACTTGCTTTAATACACCATGCTTACTTTGTTTTACACTAACAAAACTACGTGGCGGTTCAACACCATTTGTGCTGTTTGAAATTTGTGCAGATGTTTCTGCTGGCATCAGTGCCATCAATGTGCTGTTACGTATACCAGTTTCCTGCAATTGCTTACGTAATGATTTCCAGTCTTTTTTATACACTGGCTTAGCCAATTCATCAACGTCCACTTTATAAGTATCGATAGGTAAAATACCCTGTCCATATTTTGTTTCTGAATTACCAGAAATAGAACCTTTCTCTACTGCTAAGTCTGCACTGGCTTTAATCAAATAATAACTCCATGCTTCTGCCCACTCATGCACCAATTGTAGGTTAGGATTCTGATAGTTTGTGTCGTTTTTAGCCAACCAAAATGCAAAATTAATAATGCCTATACCTAAGGGTCTGCGTTTCATGGTTGCAAGCTCTGCAGCTAACACTGGATATTTCTGATAATCCAACAACGCATCTAAACCTCTTACTGCTAGCTCACAGGGTTTGGCAAAATCCTCAGGGCGTTTTATGTTGCCCCAATTAATAGCACTAAGTGTGCATAGTGCAATTTCACCATCAGGATCGTTAGCACTTTCTAACGGAGTTGTGGGTAAATTAATTTCACAACACAGATTGCTCATTTTTATAGGAGCGACACTTTCGTCAAAACTGCTGTGTGTATTAGCATGATCCACATTCATTAAATAAATTCTGCCTGTGTCTTTACGCTCTTGCACAAACGATTGGAACAAGTCAATTGCTTTTATTGTCTTTTTACGTAATCGTGTGTTACGTTCTGCTGTTTCGTAAAGCTCTTTAAATTTGTCTTGATCTGCGTAGAATGCATCGTATAATCCTGGCACATCATGCGGAGAAAATAATGTGATGTCACCGCCACTCAGTAATCTCTCATACATGAGCTTGTTAAACTGTACACCATAGTCCATGTGTCGCACACGATTTTCTTCTGTGCCTTTGTTGTTCTTTAACACCAGCATGTCTTCAATTTCATAGTGCCAAATAGGATAGTACAGTGTGGCGGCTCCGCCTCTTACACCGCCCTGACTACAACTCTTTACAGCACTTTGGAATAACTTGTAAAAAGGAATAACTCCAGTGTGAGTTGCATCTCCACTTCTGATAGGGGAACCTACTGCTCTAATACTGCCAGCACCAATACCAATACCTGCCTTTTGACTTACATACTTAACAATACTACTGGTAGTAGCATTAATACTATCAAGGCTATCATTGCTTTCGATGAGAACGCATGAACTGAACTGACGTTGAGGAGTTCGTACACCAGCCATAACAGGAGTAGGCAAAGAGATATAATGTAAACTGATTGCATCATAATAGTCCTTCACAAATTGCAGTCTGGTTTCTACAGGATAGTCACTGAATAGTGTTGCTGCAATCAACATATATGCAACCTGTGGTGTTTCAAATATTTCACCTGTTGCACGATTTTGTACCAGATACTTGCCACGGAATTGTTCCATAGCCGCATATGTTAAACTGTTATCTCGATCATGATCGATATATTTGTCTAATTCAACAATTTCTTCTTCTGAATATGACTCCAAAATGCTAGCGTCATAAAAACCACGAGAAATATTTTGTTTGATAATCTTGTCCAATGGCCATGGTTCAAACTGATTGTATACCATTTTACGCAAGTGGTAATTAATCAGTCTGCCGGCTACAAATTGGTAATTTGGTGTTTCCTCTGTGATTAAATCCGCGGCACTTTTGATTAGTGTTTCCTGGATGTCGCTTGAAGTTATACCACTATAGAATTGTAAATGGCTTTTAATTTCAACTTCACTAGCACTAACACCAGTAATGCCTTCACAGGCAAAAAATACAACTTTGTGTAGTTTATCTAAATCTAAAGTCTCTTTGCGACCATCACGTTTAGCGATAAGAATTTGTTTTGACATTGTGTTTCCTGTGTTCATGTATTGATCCGAATAACCTATTATACTACATAGTACTTATCCGGTCAACCGAAAAGTTTATCTATTGTTATAATGTGCGAGGTATATCTGAGGGAGTTGTCTTCAACTTCTGACAAGGGTACAACTTTGTTTCTGATAAAGTTATAGCACTGATCATTGTCAATCAGAACCAATCCTTCAGTTCCTGTGGTGTGATTACTTATCGCATCGAATCTCAATTGTTTACTTTTAATGATGTTCTGATTATGTAATGTTGCAGCCAAAATCAGTGTGACACCACTTTGGCAAAAATATCCATTAGACACAATGTCAAAAACATTGGGCCAACTATCAGATGTGTAAAAGTCAATGTATCTGGAAACCAGTTTGATTTCTGCAAACTGTTCTAAAATTTCTTCCAGTGTATGGTCTTGCTGTCGTAGTTTTCTCCAGACAGACAGACGTTCTGATGCGTCCTGTGTTTTATTAAACATATTTTAGTCTGTACTTGACCAACGTCTCACGATGTATTTAAGATTTAAATTGTTCCCCAAAGAGTGCACAATTCTACTTGAACCTGGCTCGTCAGGGTCACTTAACTGATCTGCCATGGACACAACTATTCTGGTACCCACTTGTGTGGCTTGAAATTTAGGTTCTACAACTGCCGCTACACTTGAAGTTTCCCAATGACTGCTAAATCTGTCGTTAAATATAACAGCGTTTGCTGTATCAGTAAAATCGCTTCTTCCCTGTATCATCATGGTTCCCATTCTCATGTATTTGTTTATACCACCTGTTGGTGTTTCACTTATAGTATATTCTATAACATAGGAATCATATGTACTGATATCCAAACCAAATATTTCCTCATCGGCCTGGTCACTCTGTAAAATCGTCGTGCCTTCAGTGGATGTAAATGATACAATTTTTTCGCCAGTACTAGCAGTATCACGTGTTTGTATCTCTAGATTATTTTTAAGATTAACTAATCCACGTGTGCCTTCAAAGCTGTCAGACGCTCTGTCGTAAGCGGAATTAGCATAAGCACTGTTAGTTATAAAGTTGAAATTAGCTGCTTCCTGTCTGTCTGCAAATATAATTTCACCAAAAGTATCGTCCAGTGTTAGATTGTATCTGCCCAAGTTGTTTGTGGAATTTATATTTGAATTGTATGCTGTACCGCCTAAAAATACATTAGTAAACAAGTTAACATCTCTGTGTATCACCATGTCGTTAAACCATTGTTCAAGTTTTGCTCTAACACTGGAATTTCTGTCGTATGTTCCTGGTGTGAGACCCAATGATGATAATGTATTACTGCTGTCTTCAAATATTTTAAATGGTAAGCCGCCCACACCCAAACTAGCATAAGCAGGTCGTTGTGTTAGGTAAACACGATTCATGGAGCCATCAGCCTGTGTGAGATAATCCATTAATGGAAAAATTTGTACATCACTAGTTGATTGTTCAGGTATACTAACAAGTCCTTTGTTAACTGCAGATATTACATGTTTTAATGTGCTAACACCTGATAAGTCGATAGCCAACACTGGTGTGAATTTAACATCACTGTAATCTGCTTCAAGTTTAGGATGAAACTCACCTTCGCCACTTGAGGAAGACATATCATTGTCTGCATCTACTAGAGCTGGTGCAGAACCTGAGATAAAAAACACATCTGAACCGTCACCTGTTCTTGTATTTACTGCATATACTTCACTGGCCGCTAAATGACTGTTTGCAGCTTCTGTGATTTTTACATTGCCCACGTCACTGGTCAATCCGTGATCTGGAGACAATAGTTGTATTGAAGTATTCACATTTGCTAAATCACCATGATTCATAAAGTAGTAATTGCTGGTATTACTTGTGAATGCTGGAATACTATTACCAGCATCTACTGCACTGGAAATATCAACATTAAAACTATTACCATTTACAGAGTAAACTTTAAACACAGTGCCGTGTAATTCGCTACCTGATGGATTTCCAGAAGAATCTAATATTCTAACATAGTCGTTTTGTTTTACCCCTGCCATGTTATTATTACTGAAAGTAATCCACGTGGATGTTGCGGAAACATTATCAGTAAATCCACTTCCTGAAACCTGTGTGTTGATGTTAGCAGTCACTGGTCTGTTGTGCTGGAAAGATTGACCTGAAAATTCTATTGTAACATTACCCACACCAGAATCTGTAGCGGTAACATCAAAAAGTTTTTCATGGAACCAGGTACCTGCAGTCTGAGTGGTGTACACTCTGTTGTATCTGTACTGCCCTCTGTTTGATTCAGATACTGGACTATACACATGATCCACTGTGGCTACAGTACCAGTATAAGCTGTGGCGTCTGCATCATCTGTAGTTCTGGTAAAAGCCGTTGTACTATTAGTAATATCAGATCTGGCTATTAAAAGATTTCCTAAACTAAGGCTACCAGGATTAGATATATTTGCACCATCAGCCGATGCCACAATGTGTTTTTGTTGTAAACCTATGTATCCTAAACCTGTTGTTTCATTTACTCTGATATTCTCTACAGGTATATGTCTAGAACTATGAATATTGTATTGTGAATAAAATCCCTGCACACTTGATGTGCTGGAAATATTACCTGTATTAGTGCCCTGAATAGACTGAATAACATTAGCATTACTGTAATAACATACTGATAATTCGTCTTTGGTGTCAGGTCTGGTTCTCAATGTTATAAAATGTGTCCCCTGGCTGTTTACATTTGATCCATCTAAAACATAATCTGCAACAGCACTAGGCATATCCACTATGGAGGAATTGGATTCTGGTACTAACTTAATACCATTTTTATAAACTGCTACATCAGAAGAAACAAAAACCCCTTCTTGTAATTTTGTATTTGCAGCGTCTGAAGTTCTAGGACCAGTGGCTAAATCATACTTACTAAAATTCACAATATTACGTGGTGTAAATGTGACATTAGAATTGGCAGATACTGCGTCAGTAGGGCCAGTGTTTAAGGTTACAGTGATAATACCTGTACTGGTATTTCTGGTAACATTGGTTACATATCGTTCGGTGCTACCTGGTATGGAGACAGCATCACCTATTCTGATATATCCCAGCAAGTCACCATTGATAGAATTTTGATTTAAATTAAGGCTTAACACACCAGGACCAACATCAGCATTTAATGTGTGTTCAAATGGCTGTATACGCTCTGATTTAAACACGCTATAAGTACTGCTCATATATTGTTTGGAAGGCTGATCAGATTGTGAAATAATACTGCGAGCATCACTATGTTCCCAGCTTTTTTCAGTTTGTATTCCATTGAACTCACCCCTTACATATTTGATAAAGGGTACCTGAAATGCAATAATGTTATTATTTGCTACACTAAGAGTATGATCTCTTGCTCCCACAGTATTTTCATAATAACTTATATTATTATAAGGTGCAGCGTTAGGGTCTTGAGGATCACTTCCGATATAAACTTGGCGACTATCTGTTGCTAAACCCAGTTCACCAGGTCTTAGCGGTTGAGGTAAATCCTGTTTTAGTCCACGTCTGTTCTGAATACGTGATACTATGATGTTTTTGTCGTTTTCTGCCACTGTTAAGTCTCCATTGCTTAACAGTATTTATCTGATTTAACTAGAGTAGAATTGGGTTACACGCTCTGCCCATTTTTCACAGTATGCATCAAATTCGTCTCCCTCAATCACAAAGTCCGCATATTTGCCTTCTCGGTCCACCATGAGAATAGCAACCTGTTTGATATTGCTACCAAACATTTCATTGTGTGCAAGTGCGTATGCACAACCTTGTAAGAAATAGTCTTCAATCCATTCACGTTTTTTGATCTTTTTGGCAGTTTTAAAATCTATAACACTTTCTGTACCGTTGAATTTTCCTATAGCATCGCTGGTACCTGCATACAGACCCTGTGCAATAAGTCCAACCTCTACTCCATAAACTTCGTCTACTTGACTAAGTCCATTTTTAATCATATTGTCAACTGCTGAACGAGCCATGTGTTGTATAAGATTATTACCTTTGACTTCGTAGTCCTCTTCCAGTATGTATTTTTCCAAACTGTTGTGTACTTTGGTACCCCAATTAGCACTTTCTGTGCTAATACGTTGTGCTTCTGCTTCTCCCACACGTTTGCGCCATGCTATAAGAGCAGTTTTATCTGCTGTTTTATCCAGTATAGTGGTAACACTGGGTACAGGATTTTCATCTTGGCCAACATATTGTCTGCCTGCCGGTGTTTGAACTCTGCGTAATTGGGGATATTCGTACTTAGTTGTCAGCATATTCACAATGCTCCTGAAATAATAATATTATACTACTAGTTATGTGTTATGTCAATCCTAAATTGACAAAATGGAATACAGCCAGTCTTTCGGCTAACTCTTCATGATAACATGGATGATAATGCTGATTATCGCATGCTTTTAATATTTCACCCTGATGTAGTGGTACCAAGTAATCAATCCAGTTGATTTGTACTAGCTCATGATATTTTGATAAAAAACCAAAGTTTTCATAGGACGACTCAGGCACTGCTTGATCTACTTTCAGATTAATCAGAGGAACATTTTGTTTTTCCAGAATAGTTTTTACAAGTTGCATGTAAACAATAGAACTGAACTCTGCTTCTTGAGGGGAGTGAAATCTTTTATAATACTGATTTGCATATATTTCTTCTGAGGCAGGATGTATGTGTAACATGTCCTGAGGGTATTGCCATCCATGCCCTGGTAAAATTAAAGTGCGATGTTCATTGGGCCACATAACGGCCACAACATCTCCAGGTTTAAACTCTGGAATCATATGCAGCACTTGATATGCTTGGTATTTAATTGATGATCCGCCATGAGCCAGATTAAGAACTTCCCAGCCCAGTTTTTCTGCAGTCAGAGCAGGCCAGGCCAGAGGGTTTGGTTCTAGTGTTTCATGAGTACTGTCTACGGTTAAGCCCACACCCTGTGTAAAACTACAACCTAGTGCAATAAGTCTTCTCATTTTATTACCAGGCAATGTTCCAGGTAATTGTATCTGTTGTTGTGGTATTTTGTTTGATTTTTACAGAATATCCACGATCTGTAAAATATTTGGAAACGTAATCTATTTGGTCCAGTTTGGTTCTGTCTTCTGTTATACCATAATATGCTTTGTAATAAACATTACTGTCTGTCATGGTGGTACCTGAACTTACATTTGCATACAACACGCCAGAATCTATATTAGATAATATTGCACCCTCAATAGCTCTGACTTCACCATGAATAACGCTGTTATTTCTGGTATTAGAACGTGCTTGGGTAGCATTAACAAATATATTGGCCATTACTGCGGTAACTCCGAATTTATATCTTTCATTGCTTGACTGCTTGCCATGTCGGTAACGTCAGGCGGTATGCTGTCCAGGTTTACATCATCAGGCAAACTGCCTATGTTTATTTCTTCGTCATTTACACTGTTTGCATAACCACTCTGTTCGACTGCCTGTCTAACTTCTGGTGTAGTCACAATGTAACCCTGTTTAGCAAGTAACTGTTTAAATTTCTCAGTTTTTATTTTTTTAATTTTTTTGCTATCAAGTAATACCAGTATGTCTTGTACCATCTTTACAAGATCATCAGCATAACTTTCTGTGATAACAATTTCATTAATTAACATGTTAAATTAAACTTCTGCTCTACCCATTGGCTCGTCTTCAGGGCCTGATGCAGCTGGTATATTATCAACTGGCTCTTCTGTATCTAAACCTAGACCAGACTCTAAATCATCATCAGTATCCATTGAAGGTTCCATTGCTGTATCGCCTAAGCCACCGGCCATTTGCTCGCCACTCAAACTAGCAACTGATTGATCTAAACCAGACTTAACAGACTTTGTAGCCTCTAAATGACTTGCTAATAAGTTATTTGTAGCATCAACAAAACTTTGTGCTTGACTTGCACCCATTTCTGCTCTCATCTGGTCTGCAATTGCAGGAATGTCTTCATTCATCATGCGTCCCAGTCTTTCGATCTGATCCTGAATGTCATCGGACAATGCACGTACTGCCATTACAACTTCTGCTTCTTCAACATTTACTTCTTCATTGATAATCTCTTCAATGATGTCATCAAAATCAAACATGCTTTCTTTTGCTTGTTTCTTTTCATCTGAAGTATCACCAGTAACTTTGTATTTCTTACCATCTACTTCAAATTCATCTTCACCTTTGTCTATAGCATCTTTTCTTGCACCTGTAAACTTATTCTGCTCACCAATTTTGCGACCAAACATTTGGATACCTGCACTTAGATCTTCTTCATCTAAGCCATTTAGGAAGCCAACAACTGCATCACGTGTCTTACCACTAACTTCTGCAAATGTGTTTATCTTTTCTTCTATTGCATCATAATTTTCCAGTGTCTCAAGTTCTTGACCAACTTCCTTGGCAAGCTCTTTTAACAACGTGTCGTTGATGTCAGTTTGTGGTAATGCACTGTTATACATTGCGCCACCGCTACCACATTCTTCCATGTATTTTTTAGCTGCCATCATGATAATAGGTTTGACGTCCTCGTCTGCATGGCCAAATTCTGGATTCATTCTGAAACGCATCATGCATTCATTGCATGCATCTTCCATGGTATATCCGCTATCCATTAGATCTCTAACTGTGCTTTCCAGGGTGTTTTTCATTTCCTGGAATCTTTGTGATTCAGCATATCTGCCTTCAGACAACATGGTTTGTGCTACATCTCTAATACCCAAAAATTTTGCATATTCTGGGTCTAGTTGAAATTTTTTATTACTGTTGCGTAAATTAATTATAACATTGTTTGCTGTCTCTAGTAGCCCTTCCAATTTAGTTTTGGACGGAAAACTTTTTACTGAGACACCAAATTCTTTTTCAAGTAATGCGTTTAATTTCTTAATACGCTTCTCTGGTGATTGATTAAATTCATTTAAAAACATAAGTCTATTCCTGATTCAGGGTTCTATAGTACTTATTTATCTTTCTTTAAGAATTTTAAATACAACCACGGAGGTCGTTCATGAGATGTTTTAGGGTGAGTTGTGATTCTTTGAGTCTGATACTCAACGCCGTATGCTTGAATTCATCTTTTGTAGTGGTTATAATGTGTAGATAGTGCAAGCAATCTATATTATGCTTGCTGATGTTATCACACAGTTCTATTATACGTTTACTTCTGTGAGGTATAACATATTTGTTTTTTCTTTTGTTGAGCCTATCACAAATAGATTGTGCAATATCTTTAGTGGGAATATTGTCGTAGTACAACTTCTTGTTAGCATAATCAAAAACATCATATTGATTATACTTGTTTTGACGAGCTACAAATATTCCTTTCCTGGCAACATTTTTGGAAATCTGATCAAGTTTGTTAACAAGCTCTGCTTTGTTAAACTTGGTGCTTTTGCGGGTAGATTTTGTAGCCAACTTTATGTTCCTTTTTTACTTTGTGTAACACGTTGCGTTTGTATAATTCTTCTGCAAGATGACACTCACGCTCACTTAATGTATTTAAGTCTATAAAATTGGTCATATCTATTTTATTGAATAGACGGGCTTCATCACTGGATATTAATGTAACAATGCCGTTTTTACACTTTACTGCTTTCATTTAACCGCCTGCATGCATAGCGGCCATGTGCTTTTTGTACTTTTTGGTGCCTTTTTTGTGTGGACTTTTGCCTTCGTCCACATCTTTGCCTTTAGCACGTTGTCTCTCTGCCCATTCTTCATATTCTCTAGCACGTTGTACTTTATCTGAATCTGGAGCATGACCCATTGCTATGTATTCTTCTGAACTTTTGTTAGGCTTTTCAGGACGAATTTCTTCGTTTGTTTTCTTTTTCTTGGGCTTGGAGGGGAAAACTGAGGATTTAGGTCGTTTAATCATTTTGCCCATAGGCTGAGCTACTGTAGCCACTGCACCTGCACTGGTCATTTCGCTAATAATATCGTTTTGTACTATATCAGTAATCTTCATAATTATATTTATCTATTTCTTTTTGCCTGCTTTCATGTTGGCACACCAGTGATACATTTTGCCCTTTTCACCGCTGTATTTTTTTGCTTTTGCTCTCAGACTGGTAACAGAACCTTTACAACTGGCGCCTGCCTTCTTTACTCGACCTGGTCTACTCTTGCCTTTCACTTTGCCGTCAGCAAAGTTTTCGTTCCAGCATTTTTCTAATACTGTACCTATGTCGCTTTTAAACTCTATTTCGTCTTCGTATACACCCTGTCCAAAATCAAACCCTTGTTTTTTCTTCTTTTTTTTCTTCTTTTTGGACTTTTGATAAGCTGCCATGCTGCCTATAAAGTATCCTCTGGATGGAGCAGGTGTAGGGGTGGCTTCAGCGGAATCGGATCCGCTATCTCCGGCGTCTCCAGAATCTGCAGACCCGCTGTCACCACTTGAACTTGTTGCACCGCCATCACCGCCACCAGTTGAACCTCCTGCAGAACCACCAGTACCACCTGCGGCTCCACCGCCCGCACCAGCACCGCCTTCTTCTTTGGCAGTGTGCTTAAATCTATCCATTAATTCTTCTAATGAAGCATCCACAATTATTGCAGGCACTTTATCATGACCCAGTTCTTTGTATACATCGTACCTGTGATGACCGTTAACTATACGACCTGATTTGTCCAACACAATGGGTTTTACTTTGTTGCTTTCTATTTTTTGTTTTGCTTCTTTGTGCTTCTTTTCTAGCCTGTCTTTTTGTACTGGTTTCATTTTAGACAAAGACACATCACCTTTTTTAAATGGGTAAACGTCAACTATGTCCTCAGCAGATATCTGAGGCATTTTGCTTCTGGGTATGTAGTACAATTCAAACAGTTTCATTTTTATAACCTGATGTTAACCTTGTCCCAATAATCTCATTAATCAAATCCAAACGCTAATTTACCACCAACTCTTGTACTATAATAATTTTTACCACCATCCATTATGATCACACCCTTAAAGTTTGGCGGGTAAACTGCCTTAAATTGCCCCAGAACAGCATCTTCGCCCTTTTTACCCATTTTGGTATAAATTTGTACTATTGAACTCTGATTTAAAAGTGCAAGTGCTCCCTTTGTGAATTCTGGATTTTCATTAATTTTTGCTGCAACAGTTTTTGCAACAGCAGACAGTATAGCATAGCCTGCATTAAAACCTTTTGTAGATAATTGTACTTTGTATGGACTAAGAATTTTACGTGCTTGTTTAGATATACGGTTAAGATCTGATTTGCCGTTTGCCATGTATTTGTTAATTTCTGCTTGTAGATTTTGATCTATACCATCAATGCCCAAATATTCTCCTAATATAACAGGCCCATCTTTAGCAGACTGTTCATGTACCATGGTCACAACGTCTACAGTAAATTTATGTGCATCTAATAAGTCTGTATTACCTTCAGTTTCTGCTTTTTTGGCTGCATCATATAAATTTTTTGCACTTGCTTTGGCACCACTACCGCCTTTGGTACTAATACCGATTTCCTGTCCGTTAGGTGCAATCATGAAACTGTCGCATAGTGCGGCATTCATGGCCATGGGGAACATTACTTTACAACTGCTCCACTCTGCACCACCTGCAAGTACTCGTCTGGCTTCCTCTGCATCACCTTTGATAACGCCG